TTGTATATCGTCCCAGGCCGCCCGTCGGGCGGCCGGCTCACCCCGACCAGCATGCCTGCTTTGAGCCATCTTGCCAACTCTCCGCTCGGTTCCACGGCCCTGGTCGCCCACAACGTGCGGCGGCTGATGGCCAAGCACGGGCTGACCTACGAGGACGTGGTCGAGGCGTCGGGCCTGGACTCGCGGACTATCCGCGGCATCGTGCGGGGCGTCAAGCAGCCGCACGCCAAGACCGTGCGGCGGCTGGCCGAGTCGCTCGGCGTCGCGTCCGAGGAGCTGTTCGCCGCGCCCACCGGCATGACCGCCGAGGCGTTCGACCTGGCGACCAACCCGCTGGTGGCCGAGCAGGCCGCCGCCCGCCCCGACCTGTTCGAAGACTGGACGCCGTCCGACTACGCGGAGCTGGCCAGCCGGTTCGGCGTCGGCGGCGCGCTGACCGCCGAGGGCGTGCTCCGCGAGGCCCAGCGGCTCAACGAGAACCGCGACCTGATCGACCGCGCCCGGCTGGTGCTCGAGTCCGACCAGGCGGACGTGCTGGCCGCGCTGATCAACGTGCTGCACCAGCGCGTGACCAGCATCGACCGCCAGGTCTGCAACATCGAGCCCATCAAGAAACGCCGCTGAGGGAGCTTCACGCCGCGGCCAGCGTCCGCGTGACCTGCAGCACCGGCAGCGCGTCCAGGCGGCCGTCGTCGAGGATCCGGTCGACGCGGTACTCGGCGCCGTCGGCCGCAACCACCTTCTCGCACAGCTCCAGGTCCTCCACTTCCGAGAGCGACACGGTGAACGTGCTGGCGGTGTCGGTCGGCGCGGCGTTGTAGTCGTGGTCGACCGCCAGCGGCTGGATGTGCGCCAGCGCGTCCTCGGCGATCGTGCTCCAGCCGGTGACCTCCGGCCCCGACCCCAGGTCCTCCCACACCGGTCTCTGCAGGTCGACCAGCACGCCGACCTGCTCGCTCACCTCGATCCAGCGCGCGGCGCAGCGGCACCGCCTGCCCGGCCCCCGGCGTTCGACCTTCAGCACCACGTGCACCTCGCCGCCGTGCAGGATGTCGTCGCCCACGGAGGGCGGGTCCTGGCCGCTGGGCATCGGCAGGTCCCACAGCAGGTCGTCGATCAGCACGCCGCCGCCGGGCGGCTGGTCGTCGCTGGTCGACCGGTCGACCAGCCGCGCCGCATCGATCTCGACCGTGCCGCCGGCGGCCCGCGCGAGCGTCACGCCCTCCAGCCCGTCGATCACCTCCACAAAATCGTCGTCCGCGTTGAGCAGAACCATCAGCCGCCCCCTCCCCGTGATTGAACCTCGAATACCTCGCACTCAAACAGTCTGCGGTCGCACCAGTCGACCGTCCGCTGCAGCGACTCGACGTACTCCTGCCAGTGCACCCGCTGCCCGTCGAGCCAGTAGGTCGGCTTGGGGTCGCCGCGGATCTGTTCAATCTGGTCGAGCGTCTGCGCGCGGATCGCTTGCAGCTGGGTGGTGTCCGTTGGCATGGATGAACGATCCTTTCAGTGAGAAGACCCCCTTCCCTAGCCCCTCCCCCGACGCGGGGGAGGGGGACCTCAGTTCCCTCCCCCTTTGGGGGAGGGAAAAACGAGCTACCCGGTACACTTCACCACGTACCGCGGGTTCAGCACCGCCGCGGCGCCCCGTTCGCTCGCCTTGAAGCGGAGCACGATGTCGTTGGTGAAGTCGGCCTCGCTGCCGATCGGCGCCTGCGTGACGGTGATCGGCCAGTTCTCCATGTAGGCGAACGCGCGGCGCAGGTCGCCCAGGAACCACCACTTCTGCGCGTCCTCGGCGGTCTCGCCCGCGGCGATCACGCGGCGGTACGCCAGCCGGCTCTCCTTCACCGTGTAGTTGCCCAGCGGGTTGGCGGCGGTGGTGGTGGTCTGGCTGGCGGCGTCCGTGTACGCGATCGACGACCCGTTGAACACGCGGTGCGCCGCGTGCCGCGCGGCCGGCATCACCACCACGTGCGTGGCCCGCAGCAGCACCGGCTCGCCCGTGGCCGGGTCGAGCATGTCGGCGAACAGCTGCTCCGCCTTGTCGACGTTCTTCCAATCCTCGAGCGCGTTGCCCGCCAGCACGTTCTTCCACTCACTCGACGACTGGTACGTGTCATGAGCGACGCCGTTGTGCTTGTAGTTGTTGGTCACGCCGATCAGCAGATCCAGCAGCCGTTTCTCCTTGTTCAGGCCCAGGATCTCGCCCACCTCGGCCGCCCGGGCGAGCACCAGGTTGGTGCGGTCGAAGAACACGGCCTCCTTGGTTACCGGCACGATGAAGCCCCGCTTGGAGGTCGACGGCGTTTCGATGTAGTCCTCGCCGAAGCCGAGGCTGGGGTACGGCATGCCCGGTTCGACCTCGTCGATCGTTTCCGCGACGCGGTTCACGCCGGGGATCTTCTCGCCGTCGAGCCGCGTGGGGATGCTGTCGACCAGCTTCGAGACGACAAACGCCTCCTGCTGATAGGCCTCCAGCACCTTCGACCGCACGACCTGCCCGGCCACGTTCTGGAACGCGGTTACGTCGACGCCGTCGCCGGCCTCCTGCAGGCTGACGCCGTCGGCCCGCGGGTCGAGCAGCCGCACCCACTCCCGCCCGTCGGGCACGAGCGCCTCGGCCAGGTCCCGCAGGCTGAAGTCCTCCGGGCGGAGCTGCCGCTCCTCGAGCGCGGTGGTCAGGTGCTCGACGGTCTGCCGCGCGCCGTCGAGTTCGTAGCGTCGTTTGAGTTCGCGGTAGTTCAGCATGGTTGGTCCTTGGATGGTTGTAGGTTGGTCGCTGCTACCCCCCCTCCCCCACAGGGGGAGGGAGTTCCTATGCCACGGCCTGCACGCCGCCGCGGGCGATGCTGCTCACCAGGTCGACGAGCACGCGGCTGGCGGCGTCGGGCGCCCTGGCGGCGCAGCGGCCGATGGCCGAGCTGACGCCGCCCACAGCGGCGACCTTCTGGTCCTCCAGCGCGTCGCCGGCGGCGTTCTCCGCAGCGCCGATCAGGTCGCCGACCTCGAAGGTGGCGGCGTCGCACTCGAACTCGAAGACGCCGGTCGTCGCGACGCGGATCGGCTTGGCGTCGCCCGCGGCGCTCTGCTGCATCGCCACGCCGGCGAACACGCTGTGGAAGGACTGCTGGTTCAATGACGCCGAGCCCTGGTCGAACAGGTCGCCCGCCGGCCGGGCGTCGTCGGTCTCGAGGTAGAGGAGGTCGCCGATCTCGATCTCGGTGGCCGCGTCAACCGCCATCACCACCGGGTTGGTTGCGCCGTAGCGCCATCGCATCGTGTTCGCCATCTGCTGTAGCTCCTAGAGAGAACGGAATGGGAAGTTCGGTGCGCCGCGGTTACCGTGGCGCACCGATCGCGCGGACGAAGTCGCTGGTGCTGGCCGGCCGCCCCGACGGGTCGCCCAGCAGCTGCTGCTCGCGGGCGAGCGTCATCGGGCCGAAGCTGTCGCGGGCCGCCTCCTGCAGCAGGCGGGCACGGTCGACGACCAGCCGCTCGAGCACGGCCGGATCGGCCGTCTCCATCAACGCGTGCAGGAACGCCGCGCCGACGGCCGACTCGCCATCGCCGGTGGGACGCAGGCCGTGCTCGGCCAGCAGCCGGTAGACCCGGGCCTGCTGCTCCACCTGCCGCAGGGCGTCGGTGAGCGACCGCACCTGCTCCTCCAGGCCCGGTTGGTCGGCCTCGGCGCTGCGCTGGTGCTCGAACAGGCCGTCGGTTGTGGCCGGGTCGGCCACCAGGTCGACGCTCCGCACGTGCTCGATCGCCTCGACGATGGTCTGGCCCTCGCGCTGCGCGGTGCGGGCCAGCACGTTGTGCGACAGGCCGACGTTCTGCGGCGCGTGCTCCGCGTCCCACACAAGCTGCTCAGCCAGCGGGTGCTTCGGGTTGAAGTGCAGCGCCGCGAACAGCCCCTCGCCGGGTCGCAGCTCGACGCCGCGGATCACGCCCAACCGGTCGCGGTAGTCGCGCGGGGCGAGCGGGTCGCCCGCCGGGTGGTTCACGTTGACGCGGGCGCCCTCGTACAGCGGCGCCGCCCGCCGCAGCGCGTGCTCCTGGTACCGGCGCTGGTTGCGGGACGTCAGCCCCAGCAGCTTCACGCCCCGCAGCACGCTCGCCGCGCGGTCCAGCCGCAGCGTCTGGTCGCGGGAGTCGACGTACTCCTGAAGGGCTCGTGGTTTCTCGTTGACTTCGGGCATGGCTCTCCTCGCTCGGGGCACAAAAAAAGCCCACCGAGACGCCGCGCGGGCGCCAGGGTGGGCTCGAAGGGGATGCCTGACGGGTGTCAGGCTCGTTCGATACCGTCGATTGCTCCCCTCCCCTTTGGGGGAGGGTTAGGGTGGGGGTGCAGTGGGGCAGACCTTGCCGGTGCTCACCCCCACCCCGGCCTCCCCCACAGGGGAGGGAGTTACTTGGCCTCCTAAACCTTGATCTGTTTTTCCGTGGTGACCTTCACCTGCTGAACATGGCCGTCCTGCAGGGTGACCGTCATGGTCGCCGCGCCGAAGTAGCCCGGCCGGGCAACCTTGGTCAGCATCTCGGCGAGCACCGCCTGTGCATGGCTCGCCTTTTCCGCCCGCGTTCGTGTTGTCGTGTGGGTTGTTCTCATGCCCTAAAGATCTTCGATCAGGTGGCCGGTTTCTACAAAGAAATGGGGCGAATCAATATGTTGTGCAGGGATAGTTTTAGGGCACAAGTTTGTTGCTCGGAACGGCACTGGAGTGCGATTCCTAGCGCGGGATTCTGGGGGTTCGACTCCACACTGGGGCGACAGGCGAAGCCTGTCTCGCCACCAACCACCAACCACCAACCACCACCTGCCACCAGCCACCAACCACTACTACCCGCGCTTCGCGTGCATCGCCAGGTTCATCTGCTCTTGGTCATAGTCCAGGCCGAGGCGGCGGCTCCAGGTTTGGGGGGAGAGCACGCCGACCGCGTGGGCGATCTTATTGACGTTGGCTTCCTTGAGCGGGTCGCGCACCTCGAGCGACGGCGGCGTGACCTGCACCTCGATCAGCTCCCGCACGTTGCGCGGCAGCCGGCCTGCTTGGGCGGCGTTGTCGATCACCCGCCACATCACCTCACAGTCGTCCTGCACCAGGGTCGCTTGCAGCCGCTGGAACATCCGCACCGCGGGGCCCTCGGCCACCATGGTCGACGCGTAGCTGGCGTTGGAGGCGTCGCTCGTGAACATGAACTCCGGCATCACCAGCCGCGCGGCGATCGCCCGTAGCTCCGCCTGCAACACCGCCACGAAGCGGGACGCGTCGATGCCGGTGGCGGGGAACTCGTACTCCAGCCCGGCCGGCGCGTCGAGGATGGCGCCCGGGCCGTACTGCGTGACCCGCTGGGTGCGGCCCTGGGAGTCGACGGTGGTTTGGGCGGCGGTCTCATCGGCGAAACGCTCGACGCCCGCCCGCGTTCCGGTGCGGTGCCGGCGGATCAGCGCGATGGCGGACTGCACCTCGGCCACGACGCTCATGTTCCTGAGCAGCCGCTCCGCGCGGCGGAGGTTGCTCCGCACCGCGGCGAACAGCGGCAGGCCACGCCGCACGTTGGCGTCCACGTTCGCCTTGCGGTGCTGCACCTGGTTGGCCTGCACAAAGCGGCCGTCGACGTAGTAGCCCTGCACCCGCTCGACGTCGGCTGGGTCGGTCACCACGCCGAACCGCGCCCGCGGGTCGCGGGCGGCCCGCTCCGGCGCTGCGACCTGGTCAGGCTCGATAAAGCGCACGTGCGTCTGGCCGCCGGCGGTGAAGAACCGCAGGAAGGCCTCGCCGTCGCGGTCCAGGCGGCGGACGATCTCCTGCTGGCGGCTCTGCCAGCGGTTCTGGTGGCGGAACTCGTCGATCACCGCCTGCACCCGCCCGGCGAGCTCGTCCGACGCGTGCGTCCCCTTGCGTGGCGTGGCGAGGTACACGTGCCCGGCGCCGACCAGGTAGTTCACGCGGTTCTCGTGGCCGTTGATGGCGAACTCGTTGCCGATCGCCAGCCGCCGGCACTCCTCCCGCAGCCGCGACAGCCCCAACTCGTCGAGCGGGCCATCGGCCCGCGACCGGCCGGCAGCCGCGAGCGGCAGCCACCACTCCCCACCGTCGCCGGCGTAGGCGTCGCGGGGGTCGACAAAGTCGTCCCACAGGCTGTCGCACGCCTCGCTGAGGCGCTGGCGAAGCCTGTTGATGGTGGGTTCGACATCGGGGAAAACTTGGGACATGCTTGGGCTCCTTCAATGAGCGTGAGTCACTGTCGATCGAACATGCGGCACACAGCGCCGCCAACCGCTGCCCTCCTGTCAGAGGAAAAGGTTAGATAGGCAATCTCGACTTCGGCGCGAACGGCGAGGCGTAGCTCGCCACCAACCACCAACCACCTACCACCTACCCACCCCGCCAAACTTCCTCCGCTAGGCGCACCGCCATCTCTAATGCGTCGGGGCCGTCGTCGTGCGTGGCGAGCGGGAAGTCCTGCAGCTGCTCGATCAGCAACCGAGCGCCGGGGGAGTTGCGGCGGAAGCGGAGCCGGCGTTGCGACAGGTACGGCCCCAGCCGGCGGATCCGCATCGCCTTGCTGGTGTGGTTGTGGATCTCGGCGATCGAGCGGCCCAACTGGCCGCGGCGGCGCAGCTCGGTCTGGAACTCGGCCGCCAAGAGCTGCTGCCACTGGTTCGACTCGACGCCGAACGCCTGCGGGCGGAACGCCTGGAGGTGCGCGGCGCCGTCGGCCACCATCTGCGCGGTGGGGCGGCGCTGGAGGTCGGCGTCGATGTGCAGCACCCCGCCCTCCCCCACACCCAGCAGCACGTAGGCGGAGTAGTCGCCGTGCCGCGCGTCGGCGCCCTTGCTCGGGTCGAGCGACAACACGCGCAGCCGCAGGCCGGCGGGCCACTCGTCGAACCAGGCGTGCGGGCCGAAGTAGTCGGCGGGCCACTCGCACCGCTCGGGGTCGATCGGCCGGCCCTGCTTCTCGCGCTCGAACGCGGTCTCGCCGCCCTCGACGCGCTGCCGCATCAGCGTCAGCAGGTCTTCCTCCTCGGGCCACAGCACGCGGGCGCCGTGGTCCATCTCGGCTTGGCGCTCGCGGTAGAACGCCTCGGCCTGTTGCGGTGCGTCGTCGACCGGCAGGCAGTACAGTCGGCGCCACTCGTCCCACAGCGGCTGGTTGGTCGGCCACGCCTGAACCGCAGCGAACACCCGCGAAGCCCAGCCGGGCGAGGTGTGCAGCCGCGGGGCGAGCGCGTCGCGGTGCAGCGCCGTGGCCAAGTTGAGCACGTTGGTCCGCGCGTCGCCCGCCTTGAGCAGCGTGCCGAAGAACCACTGGCGGCTGCTCTCGCGGAGCCGGGCGGAGTCGATGTGCTGGTCGTTCTCGATGTCGTCGCAAACGATCAGGCTCGGACGCGCGGCGCCCATCCTGCGTCCGCGGAGCCGCTGACCGGCGCCGAACGCCTCGATCACAACATCGTTGCTCAGCCGGATGGACGACGCCCGCCACCACCGCGGCGTCCGTGCGGCCGCCGGGTAGGCCGCCCGCAGCCGCGGGTTGTCGGCCAACTCTTGCTTGAGGTTGTGCAGGTGGTTCTTGGCCTGGCTTTCGGTGGCGGACAGGATCCAGATGTACCGTTCGCCGCCGGTGACCGCGGCCCGCAGCACGGCGGCCAGCGTGCCCACGGTGCTCTTGGCGCCACCGCGGGGGCCGATCAGGTTGACCTTCACGCCCCGCGTGTGGCGCATCGCGTCGACCTGCTGGCCTAGCCAGCGGTGCATGGCCGACGGCGGCTTGCTGAAGTGCCGCGGCAGGTAGCTCCGACCCCAGGCAATCAAGTCCTCGGGCTCTTTCTCCTCGGCCGCGTCGGACACCGAGATCGCGCGCGATACCTCGTGCAGCGCCCGGGCGACCCGCTCGGTCGACCAATCGGCCGGAAGGATGCTCGATCCGTGCATGGTCATTGACGCCCCTCCTGCGAGCTCGGCGGGCCGCCCGCCAGTTCGCCAAGACGCGCCGCCAGCCGCACCCGCTCGGCGTCGCCGGCAACCTCGCGCTGGATGGCGTCGTTGACGGCGGCCAGCAGCTTCGTCAGCTCGGGCTTGGAGAGCGCGTCGGTCGCGCGGCGGAGGTAGCCCTCCGGCGCGGCGTTCTCCAGCCACCAGATGGCGGCCCGGTAGTTCTTCTCGTCCTGGATCGCCCGCATCACGCACCGCATGTGCGCCAGCTCGATGGCGGCCTCGGAGCGGCGGAGTTCTCCGGCGAACGCCGGGTCGGCGGCGGCCGCGGCCGTGATCTGCTGCGGCGTGCAGCCGACGTACCGCGCCGCGGTCGCGCGGCGACAGCCCACCGCGGCCAGGCGGCTGAGATCTTGTTTCTGTGTTTCGGTGAGGTTGTGCATAGGTACTTGCTTTGGTTGGCTGTCCCGTGGCTGGCGCCGTGGGCTGATTAGGCCGCGGCGCCAGCCACGGGACCGGTGTACTCGAATGAAACCACCATCCGGCCACTGCAGTCGCGGTAATTGGGGTGCAGGTGGGTCTTGGGGGTGCGTTGGCGATTCCGCTTCACTCCTGACGTCCGCCAACGCGTCGACCGCTGGCAGTGGCCGATCAGCGCCGGGTGGCTGGTGGTGACGCTGATGCGGAAGCCCTCCTCGCGGTGCAGCTGCGCCACCGCCTCGACCACGCGCGAGCCGATTCCAATCCCCTGGTAGTCCGGCAGCGTAACAATGCGAGTGAACCGCCGCCGGCCCTTCTGCCCAATCACCGGCAGCGTCGCACAGAACGCCACGGGCGCGCCGTCCCAGGTCGCCAGGTAGCAGCGGGCCTGCGGCGCCAGCGAGCCGGTCAGATAGTGATGGCGCGCAAACAGCCGCCACGCCTCCAGCCGGCAGCGATGGATCTCCAGTCGGATGGCTGGTCGTCGAAGACACCCCCTTGCCAACCGCCGGTCGGCCATGTCGAGCGTCCAGTCGGGCGTCAGCCAGCGCGCGCCACGTCGTAGTGGCAGGTCACGGCGACAAACCGCTTGTTGACCCGCCCACCGCGGATCGCCTTGGCCACCGCCGCCGAGCAGACCCGCGCCACATTCCGGTCGACGACGCTGGTGAACTCGTCGAAAACGACGAGTTGGCTGTTGGCTCTAGGCTGTTGGCCTGCGGAGTTGCCTCCCGCCATCGCCAACGCGCGGGCCAGATCGCAGCGGAACTGCTCGCCGCGCGAGAGAACCCTGTACGGTTTGATCCAGGATGGTGGGGAGCTGAACCCGACAGCGGTCAGCAGCCCGACCGTGTCGCGGACGCCGAGCGGCGCGAACGCGTCGACCACTGCGCGATCGGCGGGCCAGTCGGCGGACTCGAAGAGCTGATCCCCATACGCCCTCCTTGCGACGGTCGTCTTGCCGCTGCCCGAGGGGCCGACGATCAGGCCGATCCGCCAGTCCTCGTCGAGGTCGGGCAGGTCGACTGTAAACCGCTCGCTCGCCCGGTCGGCCAGCGGCACGTCGAACAGGCCGGCGGCCTGCTGCACGCGGAACGAGTCGTGCACGGGGCACTCGACTACAGTGTCAACACGCGGCATTTGCGCCCCTCCTCTCGCATAGCTTGGTAAACCTGTTGCTGCTCGGCCTCGTCGGCGCAGTCGACCACCACTTGGTAGGTCTCGGGGATGTCGAGGTCCGGCAGGTTGGCCGGCACGTCGACGCCCGTTGGGTTGGCCTGCTCGGCGAGTACGTCGAACAGTGATTGCAGCTCGTCGCTCTGTGTGTCGACGTTCTCCAGCAGCGAAGCCAGCGCCCCGCGGTCGACGCCCGCCAACGCGGCGAGTGGGTCGTGCGTGGCGAGCAGCTTCTGGGCCTCGGCTTCGTCCAGGTCGACCACCAGCACCGGCACCACGGCGTCGGGCGTCAGCTCGGCCCGCAGGTGGCCGTCGATCAGCTGCAGCGACCCGTCGGGGAGCTCACGGGCCACCAGCGCGTCGGCGTAGCCGAGCTCGCCGAGCGCCGCGGCCATGGCCACCCGCTGCCGCTCGGGGTGCGTGCGCCAATTGAGCGGATGAGGAAGGAGCTCGCCCGCACGCACGCGGCGCAGGTCCTTGATGCAATCTCGCACGTTCATTGTTCGTCCTTTCGTAGGAGCAGCCGCACGTCCTGCTGCAGGCGTTTTACCTGCGCGTCGAGGTGGCCGAGTTCGGCGTCGATCCGCGCCTGCCGCGCCCGCACCGCGGCCGCGGCGTCGTGCACCTTGTAGAGCGTCGCGCCGACGAGCATCAGCACGGTCAGCGCCAGCGAGCAGAGCCCGCCCCAATCGGCGGGCGCCAGCCGTACACGGTCGTAGGAGATGCGGGTCATTTGGTGGTTGGTGGCTAGTGGTTGGTGGTTGGTGGCGAGCCACGCCTCGCCGGTCGCGCCGGGGGGTTTGGGGTGGCATCAATCCCCTCCCCCTCTGGGGGAGGGTTAGGGTGGGGGTGCAGTGGGGCAGACCCTGCCGCTGTTCACCCCCACCCCGGCCCTCCCCCAAAGGGGGAGGGAGACCTAGGCGCCTAAGGCGCCGGCGGGATGATCGGCGCGGCGGTCGACGCACCACCTGCGTTGGTAGTGCCCGGCATGACGCCGTCGCTCCGAATGCCGCTGTAGAAGTTCGTCAGGTTGGTCGGCCACGGGCTGATGTCGGCCGGCAGCTCGGTGACCGGGATTCCTTCGGCCAGCACCTCCAGGCGGTCCTCCGTGAACACGCGGTCCAGCCGCGGCACGGTGTCGACCATCTCGGTGGCGGTAAAGAACGCCGACGGGTTGTAGGCCGCCAGATCCGCGTCGGTGAGCGCGAAGCCGTCGGCGATGGCCGCCTCGCGGGTCTTGCCGAACAGCTCGATCGCCATGTTTGTGTAGACCCGCTTCACGTACTGGCCGACCGTGCCGGCGAACGCGGTGGAGATCTCCATCTCCTTGCGGTTCTCGGTGTGCTGCATCGCCTCCGAAAGCGACACCAGGATCAGCCCCGCCCAGCGTCGCAGGAACGGGTTGCGGACCTTGAAGTACGGCACCGGGTACACGCGGAACACCTCGCCGGCCGGCCGCGCGTGGGTCACCTCCATATTGTCCACGCCCGACGGCACCGCCCTACCGGCCAGCACGTTGGCCGCGCGGAGGTACAGCTTGTGCACCCGCTTGCAGGTGTTGATCGACGGCGGGATCCGCAGGTCGGCGTCCTCGTGGTGCATGATGTGGAACAGGTTGCGTCCCACCAGCTCGACCCAGTCGAGCACCTGCGGGTTGAGGCTCCCGACGTCGTTCGACCAGTTGGGCACCGCGTACCCCGCTTCGCCGAACACGCCGACGTTGTACCAGAGGACCGCGTCAGTGTTGGTGATTGGCATTGGTAGGTTCCTTGTTGGTGTGTGGGGAGTGGTGGGTGGTGGGTGGTTGGTAGTAGCCGGCGAGCTACGCCTCGGCGGAATCAAAGCCCCTCCCCCTGTGGGGTAGGGTTAGGGTGGGGGCGCCCCGTGTACCCGCTTCCCCCTACCCCGGCCCTCCCCCAACGGGGGAGGGAGTATTCGCCTCACTCCGCGTTCATCTGCTGCTTGATCAACGAATCAAGCGTGGTCAAGACCTCCACCGCCCCGGGAAACTTGCGGGCGACCTGTTCGCTGGCCCACTGGTGGGCTTTCGCGAAGCGGTCGTTCTCGTAGGGAACGTAGTGCGTCTCACGCAGCACGTTCGGGGGCGGTGGAGGGGTATCGACGGCCACGGGCCGGCTCTGCTGCTGGCTCCACTCGTAGCGCTGCTGATCGGTCTCCTGCTTCCGGCTGAAACCCGCCGGCCCGCGGACCTCCCGGGCCGCGGCGGTGGGAGATGCGGCGACGCAACAGCAGCTGCGCGGCGAACACCGCCACGCCCAACGGACCTCCCACGCCTAGCGCCGCCGCCAGCGTGCCCAACGCGCCGGCGATCCACTCGCCTTGTTCGCTGGACGCCGGCGTCGAGCCGCCCGGCGAACGGCGGTTTAGCTCGTCCAGATCGCTGAGCGTTGCGTAGCGGTCGAGTTCGCTCCGCTGCACGCAGTCGCCCGAGCATTCACACTGGCAGTCGCACTTTGGACTCGACGCCGGCTTGGCGGCGATGTGAGGCTCGCTTGCAACCGGCGGAACAGTCGACGCAGGTTCGTCTCGCGGCAGCTTCTCGAGCAGCTTTGTCAGCGGCGGCCCGGCAGTGGCGTAGGTGGTCTGCCCGCGGGCGCCCCACACGACGCCGACCACCAGGCCGCGTTCGTTCAGCACCGGGCCGCCGCTGTCGCCGGGGCGGACCGCGCCGTGCATGACCAGGCTCGGGTAGCTGGCGCCCTGCGGCGTGGAGCGGCCGGCGAGCTCGCCCCGCACCGCGCGGAGCCGGCCGTCGCCGCCCAGGCCGATCGCGACCAGCGTACGGCTGTCGGCGTACTCGGTCACCCTGACGGGACGCGTCCGCGGGACCGTTGTGGCGAGCACCGCCAGGTCGTGCGCGTCGTCGGTGGCGAACACCTTGGCCGGCGTCGCCGCTTCGTCGGGGAACTGGACCGAGAGGTCGCCGACGCCGTCGTCCAGCAGGTGCCGGCAGGTCAGCACGTACGCCCTGCCGGCCTCGACGTGCACCAGCGTGCCGCTGCCAATCGCGTCGCCGCCGCCCAATCGGTTCCGCACGCGGCACACAGCAGCGGTGATGTTGGGGCCGACCGGCACAGCCCGCCACCGCGGCTGCGGCGCTGGCGCGGACTGCCAACCGCCCGGTGGCCGGCACTGGCCACCCGGGCACTGGCCGCGGCAGGCGGCGACCATCGCCAGCGTGGCCGCGATTGAGCAGGCCGCCAGCAGGCAGGTCAGCGCGAGCCGCCGCTGCCGTTGTCGTTGGTAGTTGCGCGTCACTTGCCATCTCCGCTGAGGGTGAATCGGTACTCGTAGAACGGGCTGCGGGCGAGGTCGGCCGGCTCGGTCAGGCGGTCGGCCAGGTGCGGAACCGGGTCGACGCCGCCCGCTACGCGGTCGGCCAGCGCGCACGCCTGGCTGCAGAACGGCGGCCGGCTGGCGGCGGCCTGGTCCTCGGTCTCGGGCCGCACGAACAGCCGCACCAGCGGCAGGTGCAGCAGCGCCGCCCGCAGCACCGACCAGTAGCCGTAGTCGCACCCGGCCAGCAGCCGCATGCAGCGGGCCGCGGCGGCGCGGTCGTAGTCGGTCCAGCGGCCGCGCGGGTTGACGGCGAACACGTCGATGCGTGCCGGGCAGCGGCGGACCTGGCTGGCGAGCGTGACTGCGCGGCCGCCGTGCCACTCGCGGACTTCCACGCAGTACAGGTCGGCGCCCCAGCGGACAGCCTTGGCCGCGTGCGAGTGTTCGCCCCGCCCCGCAGCCGCGATCAGCCCACGCCGCCGGAACAGCAGGAGGTCGCCATCGCGGATGTGCGGCGCAGCCTCGGCCAGGGTTCTCATCACGCGTTTCACGGTTTGATTCCTGTTTGAGTTGATGTCCATCAGGTTTCTGGCGACCAGCACGACAACCGCTTGGGCGCCCGGGGGCGCTCCCGCAGGGAAGCCCCCGACGTGAGCCGGCAATGGGGAAGCGTCGGGGGCTTCCGCTATCGCGGAGCGCCCCCGGCGCCCGAGTAGCCATTCGTTCAGGGCACGAAAAAAGCCCGGCCCAAAGGGCGCCGCGTGTTGCGACGCTCCCTCGGGCCGGGCTCTGCACAATACTCACAGGCGGCGTGCGCCCTGAGCTCGGCTGGATGCCTCAGTTGTGCGTGTAATCTACCGCGCGGGGTGGCCTGGTTTCTACAAAGAAGTTGAGAGAACGATCAGATCACTGAGAGCACCGTTAGCCAGACCTAGCGCTCACACTCACCAAGTATCACGCGCGGCGGGCGCGACGCAAGGTTCACCCGCCCGGGCTCGTCGGAAGTCCGCGTCTTACGGTTTCAGACACCTGTGACCGATAGACCGATCGCGCGCGGACGACTATCAAATCAGTACGAATCCACAGATGGCAACGCGAGAGACCAGGAGGACAAGCTTGAAGGAGCTGCAGTTTATCCGGGCCGGACGGCTGGAGTGGCGGGAGAAGGAACCACCCACGCTTCAGCACCCGCAAGACGCGATCGTGCGCCCGTTTGTCGCCGGTCGCTGCGACGGCGACACGCTGCCGATCCACCGCCCTGTTACGCGTGCGATGCAGATCGGCATGCACCTCGGGCTGATCGATCCTGTGGTCCGCTCGATCTGCGGCCCGGCGCCCTTCAAGGGGCCGTTTGGGATCGGGCACGAGTGCGTGGCGGAGGTGATCTCTGTGGGGGAAGAAGTTCGGAGTCGCCGAGTTGGGGAGGTGGTGGTCGTGCCTTGGGCGGTTTCGTGCGGCGGTTGTCCCGAGTGCCTGCGGGGCCTAACGGCGAAGTGCTCGACCACTCGATCAGAAGTCCTCGCGGCCTACGGCTTTGGCGCCAAGTGTGGCTGCTGGGGGGGCATGGTTGTCGATGAGCTGCGCGTCCCCTACGCGGACCACATGCTGGCGCCGGTCCCCGCCGGGGTCGACCCGCTGCGGGTTGCGGCGGCGAGCGACAACCTGGCGGACGCTTGGCGGTGTATCGTGCCGCCACTACGGGAGCGGCCCGGCGGATCGGTGGTCGTGCTGGGGGGCGGCGCGCTGAGCATCGGGCTCTATGCGGCGGGGCTGGCCGTCGCGCACGGCGCCGCTAAGGTCGACTACATCGACCACGACGCCGCGCGACTCGAGATCGCGTCCTCGTTCGGCGCCGATGTGATCCCGCTGAAGTCGGCCAGCCGGAAGTCGCTGGCCGACCGACTGCCCGGCCGGTACGACATCGCCGTCGAAGCCTCCTCACGCGCCGACGGGGTGCGGTCGGCCCTGCGGCTGCTCAGGCCCGGCGGCGTGTGCACGCCGGTCGGCTACTACCTGTCACCCGGCACCAGGCTCCCGCTGATGCACATGTACGCCAACGACGCGACGCTCAAGATCGGGGTGTCACACGTCAGGCCGGCGCTGCCGGAACTGCTGCAGTTCGTCGCCGATAACGACTTTCCCGCCGAGCGGGTCACCACACTGACGGCCGACTGGAACAACGCCCCCACCGCGTATGCCGCCCGCACTACCAAGCTGGTGATTCACAGGGCGCCGCGTCTTCAAGGCGACGCAGCAGGCTAA